ACACTCAGCGAGGATTAGGTAATTTAATAAATACTCAGTTCTATAAAGAACGTGATAAAAGTAAATCAGACTTTTGGAGAGCTAAGCATTTCAGGAGTGAGATAAGAAGTTTATCTGCTAAAGATAATTCTCAGTCAGTTTCTCGTTTCTCACCTACATTACTTATTGTTGAAGAGGGTGGTAAATGGAAACAAGGACTTGTAAAAGAACTTAAGCAATTTGTTGATGTATCAACTCAAGCAGAGAATAAAAAGACAGGTTATGTTATCATAATCGCTACCGGTGGCGACATGGAGATGGGTGCTGATGATATTGAAAAGATGGCATATGCTCCTGATTCAGTTAATGTGCTTTCCTTTGAGAATAAGTTTGATAAAGATAATAGTATAGTTGCAAAAGTAGGACACTTTACAGGAGCTAAATATTTCAGAATAATTGATTATGATGGTAACTCAGACACAGTAGCAGGAGAAGCTGCTGTTCGTGAAGAGAGAGCTAAGCTAAAGGGTAAGGATAAGTATACTCATACTACTCAGAGAGCTTTATATCTAGGAGATGCCTTTATGGTTAATACCGGAGGATTCTTTGGAGAAGAAATAGCTATGTGGTGTAATGAAAGATTAGCATATCTTCGCAGTCATGAAGAAGAGCAAATAGTTGAGAGAGGATGGCTGCGTTGGAAGTACAATCAGGACAAATGGAAAGGTGTTTATTTTGAGCCTGATCCAGATGGTCCATTTCATATTCTTGAGCATCCTCAATTGGATAATGATAATAAGCCTTACTTGAATTTATATTTAGGAGCTACTGACAGTTATGACCAAGATGAGAGTCATACCACTACTTCATTAGGAGCATGTGGTATTAAGAAGCGTTTCCTTAGCTCTGACAGCACTTATAATCTTCACGTGGCTTATATCCTCGAAAGACCAGAAACAGCCGTAGGAGGTAAGGATGTGTTTTATGAACATACTGCATTGCTTACTATGTATTATTCATGCAAGAACTTAATTGAGTGGAGTAAGATATTTATATTTGAGTGGTATACTCGTAATGGTGTTGAGAGCCTTTTAAAGGAGCGCCCTGAGTTTATCTTATCAAAGATGATAAATAAGTCACAAGCAACTAATTTCTATGGTATAGACCCATCTACGAAGCCAAGTTGGTTAAGACTACAAGCTGATTATTTAAAAGTTAAAGAGAATATAGATAAATGTTATTTCCCAATCTATTTAAAAGAGTGGGCTACATTTAAGTACATACCTGGTAAATTACGTTGGAACAGTGATGTTGTCATTGTTACATCTCTTTTAGAAACCTATGAGGAAGATATACGCGAAATGCAAGTTATCTCTGAGGGTGAATTAGAAGATGATGACCCAATGCCTGTTTATCAAGTATCTGGTGGTAATTTAGTACAGCAATGGTAAGTTTATAAATCTGGAAAACAGTAAACTATGAATGATTTAAATTTTGAAAAAGACAGTCTCTCCAAGGATGGTAGAGAAAAAATAATTGTTGAGTTATGTCAACATGGAGCGAACTCTTATTTGGAAGAACGTGATGATAGTTCATGGGAGATGTTTAATAATACTGGAGATGATAATGAATTCAAATTCCTCACTGAGGTTGGAGAATTTGCATTACCTGCTAAAATTAGAAAGATACCTATACAAAGAACTAAGGCTAACATACTTCTCTCACAACAATCATTAAGAAATCCTAAGTATGGATTAAAAACAATTGACAGTAGTGGTGTTACTAATAAATTAACGATGTTATATAAATCGTTAATGATGTTATTTGCACAATCTGCTAATAAGAAATTTCGTGAAGCACAGTTCCAATTACAGCAACTAGACCAACAGATACAGCAAATGCAACAGATGATATCTAAGGAACCACAATCATCAGATGAGGCACAGCAGCAAGAAGAAATACGCACAATGCTACCTCAGGTTATTCATCAAACTACACTTGTGAAAGATAATATGGGACAGGTTATCTCAATGGGTAAAGATGAACGAGATAAGTTCTTAGAGAAGTTTAAAGGAAGTTATGAGGATTTATATGAAGTATATGCTCACAAGTTGGTAGTTAAAGTAAGAGAAGAACTCGATGTTCATGCTACATCATTAAAAAACTTTAGGAATAAAATAGTTACTGGTAGGGAATATATCTACACAAACTATAATTGGAAAACAGGAGAATTAGAATATAAATCAGTTCCAGCCTCGAGAGTATCATATGAAGAGATTGAGGATATTGATTGGACTTATAATTTACCTTGGATAGTTATTGAAAGTTTCATGTCAAAAGAACAGATACGTAAAAACTTTACTTTAAATAAAGAACAAATTAACAAACTTGATAAAATGGTTCTTTCCAATAGTGCGGAGAATGGGCAGTTTGTTACAGGACCAGGACAAGCAGTTGTCTTGGATAATGATGCTCCATCAAATAAAAAGTTTACTACAACTACATCAGGTATATCAGTTAAGCGAGTATGGTGGAGAGCAGATCATAAGTTAACAGCAATACAAAGCCCTAATAAATTTAAAGAGGGAGGCTTCTTCACTAACTTCTTAGAACAAGGTTCTGATGCCGTAGATACAAGGAGAAACTCTTACAGTAAAAAGAAAGATACTTATACTGATAAAGAAACTGGAGAGGAACGTAAAGGAAAAGAAGTAGGAACATTTAACTCTGGTAAAGGAGAGCGTAAACAAACTCGTTATTTTGATAAAAGATATGCCGGAGTAAATATTGGAGGAGGAAGTATTGTGTTATCTAAAGAAGATGAAGTTCAGCCTCATCCACAAGATAATTATGGTTACACACCATTACCTGTCGTTGGTAAAACTTTCAATGGTATTGGAGATTCACCGTACAGCATCATATGGGCTACCACAGAGCTTCAAAAACAGTATTGGATAGTTTCATACCATAGAGAGCTTACATTCGCTTTAGCAGGCGCTAGTGGTGTTGTATTTGATATGTCACAGAAACCTGATGGCATGAAAAAAGAGGAATGGTTTTATCATATGAAGTTAGGTAGGTATTTGATTGAGACTATTACTAAGAGTGGAGCGAGGAAGAATACAGGCTTTAACCAGTTCTCAAAGGTTGACCAGACCCTTACAAGTTCTATTCAGTATTTTGAGATGATACTTCAAGGGATAGAAACTCAAATAGGTACGCTTATGGGAGTTCCTCGTCAACGTCAAGGAGAAGTTGAGAGTTCAGATCAGGTAGGCACATTTAACCAGTCTAATCGTCAAGCAGCACTTGTTACCGAGATAATGTTTAAAGAGCATGATGAGATTGAAGTAAAGGCTTTAGAACAAACATTAAACTTAGCAATACAGTATAAATATAAGCCAGGAGACATAGTTGATATTACAGATGAAGAGGCTCAGCTTATAACAATACCTTATGATTTTAACCTACGTAAATTCAGAATGAAGATTCTCAATTCTGCTAAGCAAGATTTGGACTTAGAAGAAATGAAGCGTTTTGCCATGCAGTCTACTGCTAATGGACATATGCCATTTGAATTTATGTTTAAAGTATTTAATATTGATAGTATTAAAGAGATGGAAACAGTTGTGGCTCTACAAGCTAAGAAGCAACAAGAATTGGCACAAATACAGCAACAATCGGGAATTGAAGCAGAGGCAGCAGCTGAAGCTAAGAAAATTGAGATGCAGCAACAGTTTGAGGCAAGTATGAAAGGAATGGAGATTAAGTTGAAAGAGGCTACATTACAACTAGACCAAACATTAGGAACTAGGAAGCTTGATATTGAGCAGATGAAAGCTGAGAATGAAATTAATCAAAAAGGACAAGATGCAGCAATGAAAGCTGGTAAAGATAATATAGATACTCAGATAGATGTAGCTAAGCATCAAGAGACTGTAAGAAGTAACAAGACTAACGAGAAGTTAAAAGAAGTTGAGCTTCAGTTAGAGGCATTATTAAAATCAACAGGAGTTTCACAAGGTTTGGGTATATCAGGGAGTAAATAAATTATGGGACTATTTCAAGGAGATCCTCCAATAAATTTACCACAAGTTAATATAGCTAGTGATGATGCATATCAAAGAAAAATGTATGGTGATAGTTTAGATTTATATAACTATTCAAAGAATATTGCTAATAAATTTAAAAATGAAAATCCAAATAGTGAAATTCATAATATAGATTTATCAGAATGGGATGGTTCAGCTAAAGATAGATTTGGACATAATTTTAATAATGTTCCAAATCCCGGATGGTCAACTATACTACCTGATAAAATTGCAACACAAGATTCATCAGGGTTAATAAATTCACCTACTGATAGATATTCTAATTTAAGTAGTGGTGTATA